TGTAGTTCGAGGTTCCCAATGGCGAGCCAGCAAGCCCAGCCTTCACAGCCTCGGCGACGGTCTCAGCAAGTTTCTGGTCTCGTGCCTTACGGCTGAAGCGGTCTCGAAGTGCCATCTCGTCCTATCGGGGATAGACCTGAATGAGGTCGTAGTCGTTGTTCTTTGCTCCGCAGTGGGGGCAGTTGGTAGCGTCCCTCGCCACTGGAAGCCCACAGATGGGGCAGGGTGGGGCAAGTTCGGCGAAGAAGCGGTCGGCACTCGCACCGGCGGCGAGCCCTAGTTCGGTGATTGCGTGGACGAGGGCGTCCAAGCGGTCGGGGGAGGTTCCACTGTCGGGGAGCCAGCCGGTCATCTGGTCTTCGAGGATGTCGAAGGAGCCAACGTGACTGATGCGCCCCTGTTCGTAGAGGGCGGCTATCGGCTCAGCTCGTAGGCGCTTGCCGACTTTGGCGGTGATGCCCTTGTAGGGAGCCGACGGCATGACGGAGCGGATAGTGGCTTCCACCATGTCCCCGCCCTGGTTCTTCTCGGCCACGATGCGGTCGGCCTTGTAGTCCTCGAAGGCTTGGACGGCTCGGTGCGCCCAGCCGCTCGGGGTGTCTCTGCAACTACGATCGGCGAGAACGTACCCGCGTCCGTCGGCGCCCCGCCCGACAACGATAATCCCAGTCTCGTCGCTCTGCTCTCCCGAGGTAACGGCGGGGTCTACTGCGACCACGATGCGCACCAGTTCGGGGGCTTCGGCGATACGGGACTTCTCGATGTCCGAGTGACTGAAGATAGCCCCAGGCACGTCGAGCAGGACTTCTCCGTAGAGTTCCTGACGGCCTAAGCGCGTCCCTTCGTAGCGAGCCTTCAGCTCAGCGAGCGCGGCTGGGGAGAGGTTGGCTTGGTTGTCGAACGTTGATCCGCGCGTGACCACTACCGAGCCATCTTCTCGCGCCATGAACTCACGGATGAGTTTCGTCGGGCGGGGGGTGGTGGTGATGATGGTCTGCGGGTTGTCGATACGGAGCGCAGGGGCTAGTCCTGCCGTCCATGTTTCCTCGTAGCGCCAAGCGGCGAACTCGTCGAGCCACGCGTAGGAGAGGTTGAGCCCTCGGGCGCGGTCGGGTTCGTCTGCCGAGACCATGTGGATTTTGGAGCCGTTGGTCAGGGTTATCTGACCGTTCGAGCGGTTGTATTGCTCTAGGGCTCCGGCTGGCAGGGACTTGATAATCCCCGACGGGCCTTCGACACAGGTGCGGCGAACGTCGGTGAAGGTCGGGGCCACCACAGCGCACTCGATGCCTGGCTCGCTCATGGCCTTCTCGATTAGCCAGCCAGCGCCGGTGAAGGTCTTGCCCCAGCCTCGGCCTGAGAGAATGAGCCAGATGCGCCAGTTCCCCTCGGGGGGGAGTTGCTGGGGTCGGGCTGATGAGCGGTAGCGACTGTGGCCGAGTTCGCGCTTGGCGATTTCTGCCTTGAGTGCCTGCTCTTTGAGTTCTAGAGCCTCAAGCCGTTTCAGTTCCGCTAGGCGTGTCTTCAGTAGCGTCGTCATCTATCTCCCCGAGCGTAGCCTCTAGACGGGCAATCTCCTGCTGGATGTAGTCCAGAGTGATGACCTCGGTTCGGATTGGCGCGTCGAGGCCCAGCAACTTTGCCCTGCGATCCATTATGGCAAGGCATCGGTCAATGGCGAACAGTGACTTCTTGGTCATCGCCTGATGCGTAGCGATTGCCAGCAGGTTGTCAAGGCGCTCCCCTTCTAGGCGGCGGTACTCGTCCACCGCTTCGGCAGGGATAGCGGCGAGGGCTCGCTTGACCCGAGCGAACGCCGTAGGCTTCGAGGAGCCCATAGTATCGGCAATTTGCTGGTAGGTATAGCCCCGTGAGCGGTATTTAAGCGCCTCGGTGTCTATTAGCGCCTGCTCCTCTGTTCGCTCGTTAGTAGCCATTGTTAGGTAGCCTATCGTTAGGTTTCTTGCTTGCGATTTGCCTAATAGTCGGATAACGTCAGGTTTATGAAACGAACACGCTCATCCCGCACATTCAGCACTTACTACAAACTGCAGTGGTACTGCCCAATTAGCCTGGCTTGGAAGGACATCCAGAAGGCATACGCCACGCCCGAAGAGGCTCGGATGGCTATGCACGGCGACAATACTTGGCGCATTATGGAGATTAGTGAGAACAGTCGCAGGGAACTTCTTTTTTAGAGTGGAGCGTGTGGGTCGGAGTTGCACCGCCATCTCCGAGCAGGTAGCCCAGCATCTTCTTTAGAACACACACGCACGATTTTTAGCGCTTTTCGCCCTTATACATACTCGCGCCTGCGTCCGAAATTGCCGAAAACGGCAATTCTTGGCAATTGAGGCGGCTTCTGTATTTTGGGTCAACAAAGTAGATGTAGCGAAGCTGAAAGCCTGCAAGGACTTCTCCCCCAGAAGCTTCAACGTATTTCTTGAAACTTGTGCCTCCTCCAGTTACCTGGGCAAAAGTTTTGCCCTTCAATTCAGGGCGAGGCGCATTAGGGCTTGACTTGAGGGTAACGCTATGAACAACTTCTCCGCTTGGCAGGCGGCATAGATCTAGCGATTTCTTGATGCCCGTAAGAACAAAACCTGAGGCTCGATAGATGGTTCCGTCTCCGCATTGCGTGCCATCGGCAAAGGAGATCACCCACTTAACGTGAGGAGCGTGCTTCCTAAGCAGTTTCATCGCCACCGAGATGGCACGGCTCTCCGAGTTTTTGGGGAGTGCGTCCGAGAAGGCCATCCGATTTAACTCTAGAAACTCATTCCAGCCGGTACCCTCGACAAGCCCAATTATTTTGCTCTTATCAAGCGAGGGGCCGAACTGCATTACGCCTTCCAACTTGCCGTCCCAGAATACGCCGAGATGCAGTTGCGAGTTTGTAGCGACCTTGCCCGAGTAGTGATTCTTTCGGATGAAAGCTCGGGCATCCGCCGAAGCGATTGGCTTGACTATCAGGTCTTTAGCCGAGGCCACGGATGAAGTCCTGTGCGATGAAGGACAAGGCGTTGCCGTTGCTGTTCTGGTTGCCGGTGTCTAGGTCGTACCCATTGAGGGTTTTGCACCTGGCGATTGCGTCCTTTACGGTTTCGGCCTGCTCGTGCGTAACGGTAAAAGACATCTGAGTGTATTCGGATCGGTCTCCATCCGGCAACTTTCCGAACGCATCCTCCTCCGAGACCAGCGTGGGCTCAAGAACCTCTACCGTTGGCTCGGCGATTAGGTCGAAACCCAGCGCCGTAATGTCGTAGCCTTCTTCGACTAACTCTGCAAGGGCCTCGGTCAATACTGCGTCATCCCACTCGGAGAGCGCCGAGGTTTGGTTGTCTGCGAGGGCGTAGGCACGAGCAGTAGCCTCATCCCATTCCTTAGGCGTGCGGTCAACTGCCAACTCTGTCCAGCCCAACTGCTTTGCCGCTTCGAGCGTTCCGTTTCCGGCAATCACAACGCCATCATGCGTAATCACTAGGTTCCTGCGCTGCCCGAACTGTGCCAGGCTTTCGGCAATGGCGGCGATGTTGCGCTCGTCGTGCTTGCGAGCGTTCTGTGGATCTGGTCTCAACGATGAGATTTTAACCACTTCGAGTTTCATTTTGTTCCCCATTCAGGTGCAGTCCACCTAGAATACTTAAACACTATACCATAGATGGTGACATCTGGTAGGACATACCCAGTGACCGTAAGCGCAGGGCTTTGGTGTCCAGGTGGGCCTGTTCCTCTGTGCGCTCAAATCGTGGCATCGTTTAACCGGCTTAGTGTCTAGTTCGTAGGCA